GTATTATACACATCAAGAGGCACTTGATATTTTAATACTGATTGACCTAAAAATATAAAACTAAAATTACTCTGGCTTGGATCCAAGGTCATGTGCTAATTGTTCTTTCTTATTATAAATCATTTCTCCTGATTTTTTAACTCTTTCTATAGTTTTTAACTGACCTAACACATTAAATATTTCTGGCTGTGAAGAACCAGATGACAATGTTTCTGCCTTGTTTTTCATAATGTGATGATAAGATTCTAATTGATGTCTGTTAACATCTTGAGTATCAAATGA